AATCTACGTCGCGAAAAGCCCCGGCGAGGCTGAGTTCGGGCGCAACAGCTTCGGCGAGTTTAGCGACGAAAGCGCCGCTTCAGCCGGGATCAAGATCGTCGGCGATGTCGTTCAGGAGTGGATCGGCAAGACGCACGAACACTTTGGAGGCCCGGCTAAGACCATCGTCTTTAGCCCGACCGTTGAGCATGGCCGCGAGCTTTGCGCCGCCTTTAATGCTGCCGGGTACAACTTTCAACAGATCAGCTACCTCGACCGCGACGACGACGAGCGGATGGCCAAGATCGGCGAGTTCCGCAGGCCCGACAGCATCATTCACGGCCTCGTTTCTTGCGGCGTGCTGACCAAGGGCTTTGACGTTCCCGACGTCCTGATCGGCATCTCCTGCAAGCCCTACCGCAAGAGCCTGTCCAGCCACATGCAGGAAATCGGACGCGTTATGCGGCCCATTCCCGGTGAGGAGAAGCGCGCCCTGTGGCTGGATCACTCCGGCAACATCGAACGCTTCGCCGTTGATATGTATGACGTCTGGGAGAACGGCGCCGGGGAACTGGACAAGGCCGAGAAGCGCGACAGCATCGCCCGCGAGCGCAATCAGCAGGTCCGGGAAAAGGTCGTTTGCCCTGAGTGTTCGGGCGCCCTTCGCGGCAACACCTGCATGTCCTGCGGATGGGAGCGCCCGGCGCGGTCCAACATTCACGCGGTCGAGGGCGAGCTTCGGGAGTTCGATCCCAGTGGGCTGGGCATGACGCCGCGAGCCGGGCTGCGCGCTGAGTGCCTTAAAGACCCTCGGGGCGTCTACAGCGCCTGCGTCTACTACGCGATAGCCAACAGCCGCGAAGGCGACTGCGACAAGGCCCGCAAGAGGGCGTTTGCAATGTGGTGCGGCATCTATCCGGGCGAGCGGGCTAAACCCGGCTGGTTCGGGATGCGAACAGGCGCCCCGAGCGCGGACGCGCTGGCGCTGGTCGAGCGCGAGGTCGCCCGGTTCCGCAAGACAAGTCGGATGCGGAGGGCTGCATGAGTTTTGCCAGCCTCACCGACGCTTTGCGCGAAGCCTGCGGGGCCGTGGGCATTGATCCGCCCAAGCGCCGCCTTGTGCCCGGCCAGTGGGTTCGCACCGACACCAAGGGCCGCAACGGCAAGGATGACGCCGCCGTCCTGATCTTTGACGACGAGCGCGGCGGCATGGTCTGGAACCATCAAACCGGCGTCAGTCAGCGGTTCACCATGAACGGGGCAGGCGAGCATCGCGTGGACCCCGAGGCCGAGCGCCGCCGCAAGCTGCGGGACGCCGAGAACCACGCTCAACAGCAGTTAGTCGAGCGGATCTGCGCCGACATCGTGCGCGACTGCGACCAAGGCAAGCATCCTTATCTGGACCGCAAGGGGTTTCCCGAACAGATCGGCCTGATCTGTGAAGATCCGACGCGTCATTTTCCCGCCGGTCGCTTCGGCGAGGCGCTGGCGAAGGCGCTGCCGGGTGAGGGGCCGTTCCTGGTCATCCCCGGTCGTGTCGGCTCGAAGATCACGACCGTCCAATTCATCACCCCGGACGGGGCGAAGAAAAACATCCTGCGCGGCCACATGACCGGCGCGTCCTACAGGATCGCCACAGGGGCGCAGACGTGGGTCTGTGAGGGCATCGCCACCGCATTGAGCGTCAGGGCCGCCCTGCGGCTTCTGGGGGTCTCCGCGACGGTCCTGAGCGCCTTCAGCGCCTCGAATGTTGAGAAGGTCGCCGCCGCTATCCCCGGCGCCCTGATCGCTGCCGACCACGACGGCCCGAACGAGCATTTGGAAGGCAAGGGCGCAGGCGAGTTTTACGCCCGCCGGTCGGGTCGCAGGTGGACCCAGCCTCCGGCGCTCGGCGACTTCAACGACATGCACCAAGCCGAGGGCCTGCGGGCTGTCGCCCTTCACTTACGGGAGGCGCTGGGATGAACGAAAGACCCCGCGCTTTCGAGTTACGCGGGGCCGGTCTGACGGACGGATTCAAGACAGTGGCGTCAGACATTGGAAGCCTACCACGGGGCGGAACCCCAGGCGAAGCGCAGTCCGAAAGAGAGAAGCGCGGTTCCCGGCACAGTGACGTTGGTGTCGAAAGTAGCTCTCAACGATCCGGGGAAGTCACTCCCACGGCTCGGCCCAAGGCGGCGGCTCGGCTCGGCCAGCAAGATCGCGAGGGTATGGGACCGGCTCTGGCGCTGAAAAGCGTCGGGGCTGGTCGTCCTATGCCCGGACAACAACTCTCTCAACCAGCAACCACAAGAGCAGAACAGAGAAGGTTAAGAACAGTGAAGCGACCGAACGTAGAAACGCTAACGATGGAGATCGGCGAATGACCCCTCCTACCCCGGCTATCGTTCAACGCATTTCTGAAGCCCTAGACACAGAGATCATCAACCAGCGCCGGGGCGTAACGACCCGCCCCTTCGACGCCTGCCTCGATCTAGATGCCGAGCGCCTAGCCCTAGCGGCCATAGACGCCATCGCAGGCCATATGCGTGAGCAGGGCTTTGTCCACCCGTCCAACTGGCTGAGGAGCCTTCTTCGATGACCCGCACGCCCCGTCGCAAGAAAACCGACACCGCTGAGGCCCTGGCTGAACGCGAGGCCCGGAAAGCGCAGATTATCGCCCTGAAGGCGCAAGGCGTCCGCGTCGTGCATGACAGTGAGTACCGCATCATCGCCGCTCACCGGCTGGACGTGTTTTCGCTGCTGCACTCCCGCAAGGGCGCCGAGGGCAAGGCCGCGCTCACCGATCAACAGCTTCAAGCCGCACGACGGCTGGAAATCCTGATGGCCATCGCCTACGGCCACGAACGGCCCGAAATCAGCATGGACCGGGTGGACAAGGCCACCGCCACCGCATCCGAACAGATCACCCAGGCGATGATTGACGCATCCCGGCTGTTGCAGATCGTTTTGAGCAAATGCGGGCGCCGTGACGCTGAGCTGCTGTGTGCGCTTATGTCGGGGACCAACGCCCGGCTTGGGTCAGGCTGGCGCGATACCGTGGAGCGGATCACAGACGAAAGCCGCAAGGAAGCGCAAGCGGCGGTTATCCGGGCGGCGTGTCAGAATCTCGTGCTGGCGTGGCAGGCGCTGGACTATGCGGCGCGGGAGAGGAAGGCGAGGGCGGCGTAACGCTACCCCTTGCGCCGACGCACCGAATCAGGCATACATTTTGTATCCGGGGTCTTGCGCCTGTAGCGCGGCCCCGTTGAGTTTCGCGCCAACGCGCAACACCATCGCCCTCAGTTACCGATCATCCCAATCACGCATCTGCACCTTGGCGGTCAGCGGCGGGCGACACCCCATGAGGCAAGGCATGACCGAACACGTTCACGCCCCCGCCCATGACGAAGACCACACCCACGCGCCGGCCTGGAACGAGCCCAGCCGCGACGCTGAAGGCCGCGCCGTTGCGGATATGGCGAGCAATGCCGGTCCTGAGTAACCCCAAGCACGAACGGTTCGCCCAAGAACTGGCGAAGGGGAAAAGCCAGGTCGATGCCTATGGTGAAGCCGGTTACAAGCCGCACGACGGCGCGGCGGCTCGGCTGTGCGGAAATGTGCGGATTCAAGAGCGCGTCGCAGAAATCCAAGAGCGCGCGGCCATTCGTGCTGAGATTACCATTGCCGGGCTGACGGAAAGCCTGATGCGGCTCGCCTCGAAAGCGGAAGCTCTACAGGACGCCTCCGGGTTCCAAGCCTCCCGCGCCTCGCTCATGGACGCGGCCAAGCTAAACGGCCTGGTGGTCGAGAAAACGGATTCCACCGTTAATCTGGCGGTCAAGGGTATCAGGCGGACGGTCGTTGATCCTCGAAATCCCGACGCCTAGGGCGTTTGTTCCGCTTCTCGGCTCTCATCGCTACAAGGGCGGGCGAGGCGGGCGCGGATCGGGCAAGTCGCACTTCTTCGCTGAGCTGCTGGTCGAGGAGGCTGTAGCGGGTCACGTTCGCGCTGCCTGCCTTCGTGAGATTCAAAACTCGATCAAGAACAGCGTGAAGCAGCTTATCGAGGACAAGATCGCCGCGCTCGGCGTGCGGCCCTTGTTCAAGATCACGGACACGGAAATACGCGGGCCGAATGACAGCCTGTTTATTTTCCAAGGGCTGCAAAATCACACGGTCACGTCGATCAAGTCGCTGGAAGGCTTTAACCGGGCCTGGGTCGAGGAAGCCCAGACGATCAGCCAGAAGTCTCTGGACATCGCCCGCCCGACGTTCCGCGCTCCCGGCTCGCAAATGTGGTTCTCGTGGAACCCGGTAAGCGAAGCCGATCCGGTCGAGCGGTTCTTCAATGAGAACGCGGGCGATTCCGACTTTGTGCTGGTGACGGCTAACTGGTCGGACAATCCGTGGTTCCCTGCGGAGCTTCACGCGGACATGCTGCGCGACAAGGCGCGGGATTATGACAAATACCTTCACGTTTGGGAGGGCGCCTATCAGCGGATGGGCGAGGCGGCGGTGTTCCGCAACTGGAAGGCCGAGGAGTTCACGACGCCACCCGATGCCGTGTTCAGGTTCGGGGCGGACTGGGGCTTCTCGATAGACCCGACGGTTTTGGTCCGCGCCTACATTATCGACCGGACGCTCTACGTCGACCAGGAGGCTTACGCGGTCGGCTGCGAGATCGATAA